GTAGCGCCTCTGAGAGGGCTTGCTGGGCATGTTGTAATTTTGCGCTCTGTGAGGCGATTTTGGCCTGTCGGGCTACGAGGGTGGCCCGGTCAGCTTTCGCACGCGCCACGGCCCGTTCCTGGGCCTCTGTGAGGCTGTTTACTTGGGCAGACAGGTCAGCATTCTTCGCCACCGTGACCCAGAGTGCGCCGCCCAGCAGGGCTGCGACTAAGGTGAGGGTAGCGAGAGCGGCAGCTAGGGCCTTACTCATACGTGGTTGCGCCCAGTTGGGCACCCAGTCTCGAAGGTAGCACGCTCACTGGCCCGTCGAGTAACCAATCCCGGTAGCACACGGCCACCAGCATAGGTCCAACGGCTGAACTCAGCACCAGCACCCCAGCAGTCGTTAGCGTTGAGCTTACGGAGCAGGGTACTCTTGGCAAGGTTGCCTGCACCCACGTTAAACGTGAAGCTAACGAGGGCATCGAACTGGTTCTGGGTAAGCGGCACCTTAACTAGGCGCTTGACAGCTAGCTCAGAGTCACGGACGTCCTGCTTTAGGAGTTCGGCACACTGCGCGGCAGTCAGAGTCTGACCCAGTTTAGCGGTACGGGTATGGCCTGCGCATACAGTCACTACGCCGACAGGATCGACATAAGCCGTGCGCTTCATACCCTCATGCTGCACGATAGCCCCAACGCCAAGGGCGCTGAGGGCTAGTACGGATGCAGCTACCCGTTGACGGATAGTGCTCAGCATGATTACACCACGCCGTTAGTGACAGCGGTGGCTGCGAAGGAAGCTGCCTCGTTGTCCGAGTAATCCTGCAAGCGGAAAGCGGCAGCAGGCTGCGTGTAAGCAACGCTAACAGCACCAGCAACCAAGGGCTCGTTCAGGGTCAGACGGACGAAGGGGCCATCCACCACCACGCGGGTAACGGTACGGGCCTGCACGGTCACAGCGAACGCAGTAACAGGAGGCACGTTGGCCTTGTTCAGGCCCTCGCTGTACGTCAGCACAATGGTGCTCGGGTCGGAGGCCGACACGGCACGGGACTGGATCACGGGCACGGTAACGTCACGCATACCGTTGACAGCAGCAGCACACGCCGTGAAGAAGTCGTGCAGCGGGTCAGCCGCCTTGGAGATGCCACCGTTCACAGGGATACCGGCGTTGATTTCGACAGCACTGATAGCCTTAGCGGCTTCAATGCGGATACGGATGCCGTTAGACAGCAGGCCGGGAGAGGGGAGAGTTTCTACACGCATGGTGGTTCCTAGTTAGGCGGCCTTATCGGCGGCGCTTGAGCATAGACGGTCGCGCAGTACGCGGATCGTTGTAGCGGTTGTACCCAAGTGGGTCTGATATTGCTTCGGCGTGGGCCTTAGCGGCTAATGCAGCAAGCTGCTTCTTCTGGTCAAGGGCGAGGGCCTCAGTAAAGTGGCGTACCATTCCCTCAACTGCGTCCAGCCTATCGTCATGCAGCAAAGCATTGCGGATAAGGGACATCTTGGACATCTGATAGAACATGCTATAGCTCAGGCGCAGTGCCGGGGCGTATACCATACTCGTTTCCAAGTCCTCACGAACTGCATCCTCGGTAACGATCAACGAGCCCCGACCCATTACAGGCTCAAGAGTGTTGATGATACGGGCTTCCTTCTGCCCGCTTACGAGGTCGTCCTCAATACCGGAGTGCGGTAGAGACTTACGCAAGACCGGAGTGAACACAGCGCGGAATGCACCGAAGCCCATGTTCTTCTCGATCTTCACAACGTTAGGTTTCCAACGTTGTAGCTTGAGGCTGAGGGCTTCTAGCTTGTCCTCCTCGTAGCCGCCACGGATACCGCCCACTGCAAGCAGATAAACGTTACCGTTGAGGAAGCCGCCGACAGCGTAAGCTGTCTCGTCGGCGTTAGCGCCACCGCCAGCAGGATCAATGTATGCCACGATCTGTTGGAGCGGAGCTACTTCTTTGCTGATGTCGTGAGGTAGGCACAGCTTAAAGCCGTGCTCATGTACCGAGTAGTCTTTGAGCTTGTCGGAGGCCATGCCCCGTACCACGGATAGTGGGAAGTTCGTACCTGTGCCCGAGAGCACGGTGATCCTCTCGCTCTTGAGCGGGTACTTGAGGGCATCCATCATCGCAGTGTTCAGCATGTGCTGAAGCTGGAAGTAGGCCGTACCTTGGTCAAGCTCCTTCTTCTGAAGGGTCGCCTCAGGCAGTAGCTCAGGGTCGGTTGGTTGGCCCTGATCGCCCAGCATACCGCCGCCCAGACCCAGCGAGGGGTCCACAGCGAGGCGCTGAGCAATCATGGGGGCCAGAGCCTGTCCGTAATGCTGGCGTTGCTCTACAGTCGGATAGCGGCCCGGCCACACCCGCACAGACACACCCCGACCGGGGAGACTGTTGTAGATAGACTCCATCGTCTGAGGTGTGCCTAGCCAGATGATGCGTCCCGATTGGTTAATCGAGGTAAAGTCTTTCGTCAAGTGCAGGAGCTTAGCCCGCTGCACAGGGGTTGCCGAGTTCTTGCTGGACTCAATATCATCAGGGATAAGTAAGTCAGCCCGCTTACCCTGCAAGTTAGAGTCGATGCCCACACAGGCCACGCTGGGCGACTTGTCCAAGCCCTTGAGGGAGTGGTGCAAGTCAAAGCCCAGCACAGAGGTGCGGTCACCGGCCATCTTGTCAGGCCGCATACACTCCAGCACATCCATGTTCATAATGATACGAACGATGAGCGTAGAGATTTCCTCGGCCTGTGTGCCACCTGCTGAGATGATGAGTACCCGGCCAGCAGGTGTCTGCATCAAGTACCATACGGCGAACGCCGCAGCAATGGTGGTCTTAGCCTGAGAGCGTTGGGCCTGCACCATGAGGAACTGGGGACCGTAGGCAATGTAGCCCCCGATGTCCTTCTGCACCTCGGTAGTGCTAAAGCCCAACTCTTCCATCACATCCACAAGGAATGGGATGAACTCAGAGTAGTGCTGCTGCAAGAGGTCAAGCTGTTCCCAGCGTGCCCCTGCTTTGTCTAAGCTCTCGCGGGCTTTCATTGCAGGGCGCTACCACCGACCGAGCGGGAGAACGTATCAGCAGCCTCGTCAAGAGCCTGCTGCGGCAACTGCTTGCGGCGGCGGGCCTGTAGGGCCTTGCTCAATCCGACAAGTGCTTCGTTCTGCGTAGCGTCAGCGGTGATGTTGTTGTTCTTGAGGAAGGCGACAGCCGCCCCCAATAGGGCAGGACTGGGCCGCACAACCTTCTCAACACCGTCCTCGCCCTGTTCGACGAAACCCTTAACCTGTTCGGCAAAAGCGTCGGCTACGGCCTCATGCAGGTCGCCAAGTTTCTGTTCACTTGCAGCCATTATTCTTATCCTTCCAGGGTCGGTACACCTTATCGCGGATCAAGAAGATCAGCGACAAGGCAGTGTAGATCAGCGTGACGACTAGCACCCAGTCTTGCAGGCTTACGCCCATGAGACTAAGGCCAACCACGCTGAGCGGGGGCGCGGCCCTAGCCGCTTCAATTGATACTTCGTGGTTGGTCATAGTATAGGTACTACAGGTTAGTGGTTTGTTCTGCGTCAGGCGCGAAGCCAAGAATGGGTGTCATAGCGTCTCGATGATGGAATGCCAAGCCAGCAGCGCAACCCCACCGGCCACCGTAGCCACGGCGTCCAGCAGTTCAGGCGTGCCCCGGCCCGTGCGGTCGTAAAGCTCTTTGCCGATGGCTGCGATCAGCACGGCGCAGAAGGCAGGCGCTGCGCCAAATGGGGCCACGGTTGAGGCTATGGCGATGCCGGCTAGGATGTGTAGGAGCTTGTCGGATCGGATCACAGCGGTACTCTTGCCGTTTCTGTGATCGTTGCCGCCACGGATCGGGAGCCGTTTCAATGCGCCTCCCCCATCGGCGAAGCCATTGACTTGATCCAGCCGCCAACCATGCGGCCAATCTCGTCGTTGTGCTTCGCCCATGTCTCGTACTTCTTGAAGTCCAGATAACCCAAGTCCTTGGCCAGACCCACCTGGCAGCGCAGCAAATCCAGTTCGGCGTCCAACTCCTGAAGCGTCGTCTTCTTGTGGTACCGCTTGTTGCAGACCACGATGAGGCGCAGCAGGCCCAGCATACTCAGCCGCATTTCTGCGGCCAGCACATGGCGCTCGAACGTCGGGAACTGCCGCAGCGCCACGTAGCCGTAAAGGATCATGGCCTCGCACTTCTGGCGAATCAGCAGGTCCGTCGGCTTGACGGGTGCATCGGGCTTGACCTGGGTTCTGGAACTCATGAAGTCTTCGTGTGGGGT